GGTAGACCCTGGGACAACTTCGTTGTTCCCGAGATCTCAATCATATCTGGTGATTACACTTCCGCTACTGATACGGTTTCAAGGAGCTTCTTCGACATATTCTGTAAGATTTATGCCCGAATGAATCTCCCCGGTTCAGATTTAGTGCGGAAGTCCCCGAACTTTGGTCAAGCCAGTTTCGGTCCGTGGAATAAATCCGACGGGCCCCGGTCAATGGCCAAGGTCTTAGGTGGGGACCCAGATGATTACATCATTCCCCCAGAGAAGTTTTCCAACGGTCAACCTATGGGACACCTCCTCAGCTTTTTTGCACTTTGTTGCACTAATAAAGCCGTGGCTCGTGTCACAGTTGACCGTTGGGTCCACAAGAGCCTCGAAATGTGCCCGCGAAGCATGCTTGGTCGACATTTCTTTAGACGCCTCCGCCGATATATAATTGAGATCGGCGAGTGCATTTATCGGAATTGTTTGATTAATGGTGATGACATCTTGATGATGTTTCCCAAACCTAGCATGTATTTTGCGGACTTTTTTCAGTGTTTTACCGAATCTGTCTCCGACGCTGGTTTTTGTTTGTCCGTGGGGAAGAATTATGTTAATAGTAATATTGCCATGATAAATTCCCAGGTAATCTTGAACCAGAATCAATCGGGGACCTTTATCCGCGTAGGTTATTTGAACCAACGGATTGCGAAAGGTTTACCTGGATTCGAGAAAGGGCTATTGAGCCCATTAGCTCTTGCGACTTCCATCAATGAGATGATGACAAATCTACCTCAGAAGTGCATTTCCCTAATTCCATATATAATGTCACGTCCTTCAGTTTTTCTTCGCGATTGTACTTATCTTGGGGTAAAGTTCACCCCCAATTGGTTCATGCCCGTCCACCTAGGTGGTTATGGTATTGATCCAAAGTTTTCGCGGGGACCCTTTGAGGTCACTTTAGCTCAACGGAAAGTTGCCGCCATTTTCTTACAGACAGAATTATCTCTGTTCGCAAGCACTGGTAAGCACATCCGCTGCTCAAGTTTGAAAAACTTATTTGGAACATCCGTGCAAGTTCCGAGGGATTGGATGGTCACAGATTTTATTATCAATGATCACCCTTTCGTTCGGGAGTTTTGCCGTGATGATTCTCCTTATGAAGAGACGGACCACGACCCTTGGACCGCCTACCTAGCTTACGTCGAGCGCTATTCTTCTCTAAATAGTGAGGAGCCCGCCCTGATTCGCTTTAGCAAAGAGGTCCAAAAGGCGTTGAAAAACACGTGGAATATTCACCCTTTACAATTTCAAACTATACTCGACTGGTTCGAAGTCAGGATGGTGAGCCCTAAAGGCTCCCATGCCCTCGACTTGAACCGCTTTTCTAATTTGATTTTATTTGATTCTCCATCAGCAGCTCAGAACTACGTTCGCTTCGTAAGCGATCCTGACTAAACCGAGCCCTTGAATGGCAAAGCCCGCAAAGAAATCCATGAAGCAACAGAAA